TTATGTATGTAAAGCAAAACAATGCGAACCTCGTTGGGCAAAAATTACAAGTAACGGAAAATGGTATTTTGAAGGAGGTGAATAAATGGGTGAATTACAAATCATTGATGGCTCTGGTCTAACTGCCACTTTTACAGATAGCGGAGTTACAGTAGAACCATCAACAGTTGTGTGCGATAACTGCAACGATGACAGATTACTTCATGAGGGCGATCTGCTTCGATGCTATTCCTGCCACGCTATAAATCGAATTCCTTATAATGCCTAATTACGATTATATATGTGATAGAGAGGGGTCGAGTATTATATTGGATCTTCCGATGCAGCACGAAATCCCTCTTTGTCAAGTATGTGGCTTCGAACTAACGCGTGTCTATACTGCTGTTCCAGCAATTTTCAAGGGAACAGGATGGGCTGGTAAAAGTGGTAAAGTTTAGATGCAACTTTTGTTCAGCCAATTCAGAGTTTATCTGGATGGATGGCTATGACACAGCTGATGGTTTTCGCGTATTCCAATGCCTTAAGTGTTGTGCTATTGGCACAAAGAATTTAGCTGAATCTACTGACACTCAAGAGCCTGTTATTAGGTGTGATAAATGTGGATCTTGGCAGTTTTTAGATCATCCTTGTCATACATGTTTATTGGTCGAGAGTAAATGACTTGCCGTCTGACCTGCGGTTATGTTAATGGATTTGGAGTCGTATGCTACCCTTAAACGCAAATTCGCTTTCAGAGCGAAAGGGCGATCTGCGAAGCAGAAAGATCGCAAGGTTTGGTTTGGTAATATCTCTGTCATTAGTCATGACAATAGCCTTTCAAAAGAATGATTCCGTTGCATTAGATAAGACCAATCATTACAGACAATGGGCTTTCATACAGCTTAATGATATAGATCAATTCTATTGTTTAGATGAATTAAACTACAAAGAATCTAGATGGAATCCTAAAGCCAAGAATGGTTCACACTATGGTATTCCTCAAGGTAGATCTGAATACTTAAGTAGAGTTGATGGATACAAACAGATTGATTGGCAATTAAAATACATTGAGAAGCGATACGATAATCCATGTAATGCTTTGAAGCATCATAAGATTAAGGGATGGTATTGAGTAAATCAGCTTTAAGAGACAGTGGTAGCACCAGACATTGGCGCAAGATTAGAGAACGAGTGCTTCGCTCTGGTCAGTTTATATGCGTCTATTGTGGGCAAGAAGCCGATACTGTAGATCATGTAGTTCCTCGCAGGCTTGGAGGAAATGATAGTGATGAGAACTTAGTCCCAAGTTGTCGAAAATGTAATTTATCTAAGGGCGGGCGTTTTTTTGCGAGCCGAAGGACACCACCGACCCCCCGTTCCTTTTCTAACCCACAAAACACCTCGATCAGCCACGATCAGACTGGATCAGATTGATCAACCTTGAAACGGGAGAGATAAGCGTAGATCAGGCTTATTCAGGATTAGGAGGTGTGCAAACACCTCGTATTCACTCAAAACTTAATGATTTACCTTCAAAAGGTCAAGAGATGATCGATTTTGCAACTGAACTTGGGATCAACCTTATGGAATGGCAACGCTTTGTGTGCATTCATGGTCACAAAATCCGAGAAGATGGTCGCTGGGCTCATTCTGAACTTGGTTTGATTATGGCACGCCAGCAAGGAAAGTCCACCTTGATGATGCTCAGGATTTTGACAGGAATGTTTGTATGGGGCGAAGGATTACAGCTTGCATCAGCTCACAGACTTACAACCTCACTTGAAACATTTAGACAAATTGTTGGCTTGATTGAAACAAATCCTAAGTTGGAAAAAGAAGTAAAGAAAATCCGATGGCAACATGGCGCGGAAGAAATTGAATTATTTGGAAACAGGCGGTTTGTTGTAAAGGCTGCAAACAATGCAGCTAGAGGTTTAAGCAAACCTGAAACAATTCACCTTGATGAGTTGCGTGAATACAAAGATGAAGATGCTTGGTCTTCAATGCGTTACTCAATGATGGCTGCTAAAAATCCGCAAGTATGGATTTATTCCTCAGCTGGTGATCAACATTCCGTAATCCTAAACAAATTGCGTGAGAGGGCGTTGGCTTCAGCTACAACCAACGATCCGATAGGTTGGTTTGAGTGGAGTGCAGAACCTGATGCTCCTATCTTGCTTCCGTCAGGCGAGATGAACTGGAGTGCATTTGCTCAAGCCAACCCATCATTAGGAATAACCATTCACCCTGATAACTTGAAAGCAGTTATTAACGATCCTCCAGATATTGTAAGAACCGAAGTATTGGCTCAATGGGTAGATACAATCAATTCAGCAATAGATGCACAAAAGTGGGCAATGTGTCAGATAGATGCAATTCCGCTAGATCCTGAACAACCTACTTGGCTTGGATTAGATTTAAGTCCTGATAGAAAATTTGGCGCATTAGTAGCTGCTCAAAGATTATCGGGTGAAAGATTTTACATTCAATTGCTTCATACTTGGTCAAACGATTACAGCCTAAATGATTTAGCCGTTGCCAACGATATTGCACCCTATGTTAGAAAATACAACACGCAAACTGTGGCTTATAGCAAAAGGACAAGTCAGGCAGTTGCAAGCCGTTTAAGTTCTGCCGGAATTCAAGTAACTGATATGGATGGTGCGATTTATGCCGAAAGTTGCGACAGGTGGCTTGGAGCAATTAACTCACACAGGCTTCAGCATTCGGGGCAAGAGGAATTAACGCAACAAACATTATCAGCTGCTAAATTGCCATTTGGTGATGGATCTTGGATTATAGGAAGAAGAGCGAGCAGAGTTGCCGTATGTGCTTCAGTCGCGAGTGCTCTCGTTACTTATTTTGCGACACAACCAGAAACGGAAACAGACATACAAATCGCTTAAAATAGACTTTATGGTATATTATGTGCTAATGGGATTATTTGATAGATTTCTGACAAATCAGACACCAACAGTTCAAATGGATGTCGCTGCTGCCAACACTCCTTACAATTTACAATCAGCTGTTGGCGGATTATTTTATGGAGCACAAACTGCAACGCGTGAACAAGCAATGTCAGTTCCATCAGTTGCAAGAGCAAGAAATATTATTTGCTCAACAATCGGATCATTACCTTTAGAAACATATAATCATTTTACAAAAGAACATTTAGATCCAAATAGAGTAATTATGCAACCAGATCCAAGAATTGCTGGTTCTGCTATTTATGCGTGGATCGCTGAGGATTTATTATTTCATGGCGTTGCTTATGGTCAAGTATTAGATGCTTATGCTGCATCAGATAACAGTCGAGTTCGTGCATGGACAAGAGTTGCACCTGATCGAGTTACTTATAATCTAAATGCTAATCAAACAGAAATTACTTCATACATGGTTGATGGGATGCATGTTCCAGCAACAGGTATCGGATCTTTAATTGTATTTAGCGGATTAGATGAGGGTGTATTAAATCGTGCAGGTCGCACAATTAGAGCTGCTCAAGAATTAGAAAAGGCGGCTGAATTATACGCCAAAGAACCAGTTCCAACAATGGTATTAAAATCAAATGGAACAAATCTTGCACCAGAGCGAATTACAAAACTTCTTGAAAGTTGGAAAGTTGCTAGAAACACAAGAGCAACTGCATTCTTAAATGCTGATGTTGAATTAACTGCATTAGGTTTTGATCCACAAAAATTACAATTAAATGAAGCACGCCAATACCTTGCAACAGAAATTGCAAGAGCAGTTGGCATTCCGGCAAGTTTCTTATCTGCTGAATTAACAAGTCAAACATATAGTACGACTGTTATGGAGCGCAAAGCCCTTATTGATTTCAGTTTGAGAAATATAATTACACCAATTGAGCAAAGATTATCTATGGCAGATTTTGTGCCAAATGGTGTTGAGGTTCGTTTTGATATTGACGATTTCTTGAGAGGTTCAGCATTAGAGCGTGCTCAAGTTTATGAAATCCTAAACCGCATCGGCGCGATGAGCGTTGAACAAATCCAAGAGGAGGAGGACTTGATCCGATGAAGATCAATTTCCCAATTACAATAACCGCTGCCGATACAAACAAGAGAACTATCTCTGGAACTATCGTTAGCTGGAACGAAGCAGGAAATACATCAGCAGGAAAGACTGTATTTGCTAAAGACAGCATTGATTTCTCAAAACCTGTTAAATTGCTATTAGAGCATGATAAAACACGCCCACTTGGTAAGTTGATTGATATTACTGCAAACGATCAAGGCTTAGAGGGAACATTTAAATTAGCAAAAACTTTCGCAGCTGATGATGCTCTTGAGGAAGCAGCCACAGGATTACGGGATGGATTTTCTGTTGGTGTAATGGTTGATGCATGGGATAACAAAGATGGCGCAATGGTTATTTCAAAAAGTTCTTTACAAGAAGTCAGTTTAGTGTCTGATCCCGCAATTGCCTCAGCAAAAGTTGAAAGCGTAGTTGCAACAAATACACCAGAGAATTCCGAAGCAACCGCTGAGGATACAACAACACAGGAGGACAAA